GATGAAGTTACCACGAGTGATCAGTTCAAACAAAAGCTAGTCTACACACGTTGGACTCTAGGCACCGTTTCAGATTTTGTCCCCGCGTTCACCTTCTCCCTTCCGGGATTAGGCTCTACGCGTTGGCTAAACATGGCGGCTCTCCTCACCAACTGTCGATCTATACGGTAAAACAACCCGAGGCTCACAACCTCATTTCAATAGGGTCACTTTATGACCGTTTCAATCTCGTCCCCTGTGACAGGGGCGGCCATCACTGGCTTGACTAGTCCTACGCATACTTTGACGGCGGATACTCCGCCGGATTCGAATGCGAAGTGCTATGTCGTCACTTCTCTAGGTGGCACTCAGACGAACGTGCGGACTCACACACTTTCAGATCCTTTCTCGATCTCGGTTTGGAAGCCGAAGGTGCCAAAAGCACTTCCGGCCAAGAACCCGATCACGAGTCAGTATCCGAACGTCCCTATGAATCAGTACGCGATCATCGTACGTAAAGGTGTTTATATTGACGCCGCTAGCGTTTTGCGCCAGCTGACCATCCGCGTTCTCGTGGATGTTCCTGCTGGGGCTGACGCTGCCGACGCCGTAAACATCAAATCAGCTTTATCACTCCTTGGAGGAGTGCTATTCGCTGAAGGCGACGATTTCTCTGACCTTTCGGTCAAAGGAATCTTGTAGCCTACCGGTTTCTTTATGGATCCGGAATTACGTACTTTAATCCTGAGGTTAGCATATGGAATTCTCCACCTTTGCTCTTTACTCAAACCTTCTTACAGATCTAGGCGAAGAAGCAGGTCCTCTAGGGCCTGTTCATCTAGCCGCGACCATAAGAGAAGCCGCAAGTAGGTCGATACGTCACTCCCTTTTGAAGAAATTTTCTCAATCGGGTAGGACACCTTCGGCTGATTCTGCTGCTCTTCTGAAGTTCCTTGATTCGAATCATCGGTCAAGGACATGGAAGCTGCAACTGAATACATCCTCTGACGAGGAGCTGTGGGGTGAATTTAAACGTTCACTCTACGACTTTTGGTTTAGAGGTGGTAACCCCCTCTGTGAACCAGATACTGACCTTATTCCTCTTTCTGAGGGTAAAGTTGGTCCTGGTTCTTCAGTTGGGGCTATCGGTGAGTCGTTTTACGCAAAGATGTGTAACTCAACTCTCAGTTGTACTGATCGTAATCTGTATAATTCATACAGGAGCTATGTTTCTCGTTTTCCCACATGGGATCAATGCGAGATCTCTCGTATATCCCAGTGTAAAGACTGCGACATAGTTGTTGGTAGTCGTCTTTCATTTGTACCAAAGAGTGCTTCCATATCACGATGTATATGTACAGAGCCTTCTCTGAACATGTTCCTTCAGCTGGGGGTTGGCTCTATCATCACGTATCGCCTTAAACAGCTTTACGGTATTGATCTAGCTGACCAACAATTTAGGAACCGTGATTTAGCGCGAATCGGCTCGATCTATGACTCTAATGTCACGATCGATCTGGCGTCGGCATCTGATTCCATAGGGCTCACGTTCTTTAGAGAATGCGCGCCAAAAAGTCTATGGGATACTTTATCCAGGTACCGATGTTCGTCAACGGAAATTCCCGGGTTGGGAACATTCCCTCTTGACATCGTAAGTAGTATGGGTAACGGTTTCACGTTTCCATTACAAACTGCGTTATTCGCGTGTATGGTGCATGCTGCCTATAAAGTCTGTGATACGAAGTTCCCTGTGGATTTTAATCACAAGGAGTGGGGCGTCTATGGCGATGATATTATCTGCCCAAAAGGGAAGATATATCGTTGCCTAGTCCGCCTTCTTCAAATTTCAGGCTTCGTTATCAACGAGGAGAAATCCTTTGTTGAA